GACGGCTTGGTTGCCCAGCTCGTGCCGTTGATGGTGACGGAGTTCGGGTCACCCTCAGCGACTGAGAAGTTCAAAGTGCAGAAAGGGAGGACCATCAGGTGAGTGTCAGAGGAATCTCCTGCGTTCGTGACGTCCCACTTAAGATCGACGGTGAACACCTCGGCATCGTCAGCGGACGCGCTGGTGCTGAGAGTCGACACCCAGTTTGAATCAACGTCCCCACTCTGGTTCACGATGTCCATCAGGGTTTCGGTGCTGGCGTCCGTCATATCGCGGAAGTAAGCCGAGAATGAAAAAGTTAGAGGCGCCTCGTCCCCTAGCCTGAGGCTGGGCTGGGCGCCGAGCTTGCCGCGATCTAGAAAATTATTGACCGCCCCCTGGGGGCCGGGACTGGTGATGCTCAGGTCGCCCGTTTCGAAGCTGACCACATACGAGTTAGAACCCGTTGCAACTGCGCCCGCCGAGTCAAACCCACCACCGCCTGCGGTGGCCTGTGATGCGAATGTGAGGGTCCCATCGAGACGGGTCTTTACCACTTGTGACTCTGCCATCTTGTGCTCCTAGCGGCCCCGCCTGCGGGTCCTCTCTCGTTGTGTGATTCGGGAGATACTAAACGCTCCCCGCAATTCTTCAAAGACTGTTGGACTGGTAACGCCAGCCGCCTCGAATCCTGCCCGGATCAGCACCTGGGTCGCTTGAGCCCTGGCCACATCTCCAAGCAATGTCCCCGCCTGAGCTGCCGCTTGCGCCGCCGATCTCTGCTGCGCCGCCAGATCAGAGGAGACAATCGACTGGATCTCTTGTGAAACGTTCCGCCAGAATTCCTCCAGCCGCATCTCAATCAATTCTGCCGACGTCCCCTTGTTGACCCAGCTGACATACTCCACCGGGTTCCGCACGAAGAGCACCAGACCCTCGACGAATACTTGCCAGGCGCGAAGACTTCTGCCGGTGTCGACCGGCCAGGCGGAGAAGATCACGCCCTGGATCTGCTCGCTGATCTGGTCGAGAATTTCCCCGATCCGGTCAGCAGCAGACGCCGAGATCGTGGACGGGATCCCCAGCCGGGATGCGGCGTCAATCGTAAAGTCAACCGAACTCACGCCACGTGCCTTTCGATGATCGCCGCCATCCGCTCGCCCACCTTGCGCCAGTCGGCGAGAATGAAGTCCTCAACCTTGGCCGACGCGGTGCCGGCCCGTTCGCCGGCCTTGCGGGTCCATTCGGCGTATGGGACCTGAGTCTTGACCACCGCATTAAGTCTGCGCCGGATGCGGAAGATCCACCCGGCAACGTAGCGCCCCGTCTTAACCGGGAGCGGGCCATCAACCTGGGCCTCTGCGATGATCGATCCGTCCGCCCGACGAAGCGCTGGGAACTTCCTGCGATGACGAACCACCGCGCCGAAGTTGCCCTGTCTGACCCACTCGTCGAAGCGGACCTCAGACTCTGCCAGCTCCTCGGCCAGCTTGCCGATCAGGGCGTCGTTGACCTGGGCGCCCTCGAGCACCCGGTCGAGGTCTGGGCTGGTGACGGTGATCTGGCTCATCAGATTGTCAGATCAAACAGGCAATGGACGCCCAGAGTGATGTCCCAGATCAGCCACTCCCGCGCGCCAGTCAGCCGCTCGGAGTCGGACCAAGTGTCAATCTCGATGTTCTTTGTGGACGCTGTGACGTCGCTTCGGGCATAGCGCTCAAGGAGGTCTAGATTGTCCAGAGCGGCGTCTCTGGTTGTCTCGCGTTGCTTCGGGTTTAGCCGGTGGGCGTACCTGACCAGCACAGTAAACCGCTTATCAATCACAGCCGATCCCCTGGGTCGGAAGTCGCCGTCAGCGGACGAGATGCTGGAGATCGAAAACTGTTGATGGGCTCGCCCCTGGGGACCAGACTCCAGATCGATCCAGTCGCTCTCCGTCAGGCCAGACCGCTCCAGCATGTCCCGGAGATCGTCTCGGACTTCTTTCCTCTCCCGGGCACCTATAGCCATTTGCCGGTGCCTCCTGGGCCGCCCAGATAGACCGCCGCCGGCCCAGACACGCCCTCCTCGCCAGCATCAATGACTCCGTCCTCGTCGTGGTCATACACGAAGCGAAGCCGAGACCACTGGGCCTCGTAGCGCTCAAGGTGATGGGCTGCCATCTCGTCCCAGTTCCCGCCGTCGCCAACAGAGGAGGCAGCGTCAAGGAACAGCAGATAGAAGGCTAGATGTCGATGGACATCAAACAGGGCGTGTGGGCTCATAATCAGCGACGGGCGGCGACCGTCTGCCAGCAGCCGGCGCTGGATCATGTCCCAGGAGTCATCTAGGAATTGCTGAAGGTTCTGCCCAGACGCCAGCAGGGTGGATGCCTCTTGGTGGACTGTCGTCATGTCGTCGGGGATGACCACCGGGTGGATCTCCCGCCGAACCAGGGCGGCTTCCCGTTGGAAGGTGTGCGCGATCCCGTCTGGCATCGTCAGCGTCCAGACAATCAGCCACGAGTCGCCCAGGATCTCCGTCGTTGGCAATGTGCCAGCGCTGATCGCAAAGGTCGCCTTGTCTGCTGTGACTGTGACCGATTGCTCGTCAACGATGGCAGTGCCTTCAGCCCGGAAGACCGAGACCGTCCCAGAGCTGGGAGCGGTCAAGGTGTTGTCATCGTAGATCGCTGCCTCGATGGTATTCGCCCGATCCCGGACAATGAAGTCTGGCACCTTTTGGCTGTTTGAGTATTGCGTTCCCTGGGGCATCAGAGATCCTCGTCAGAGGGGAACCAGCCATCAGCGATGATCTCGTCCGGGGTGTATAGCGCCGCCGTCTCAATCTCTGTTAGCAAAGCCTCAACACTCACCGCCCTGCCGTGTGCCCAGGACCAGACATAGTCAGGGATCTTGACCGCCCCGCGCCCGTCAGAATGAACCAAGACATCCACCGCGCGATCTGTGTTGGTCGCCGGGTTCGGGTATCCGGTGACGGCAGACAGCTCAGCCTCCCTTGCGCGGGCTGCGCCCTCTGTCGATAGGATAAGAAACCGCATCAGCTATCCAATCTTGTATCGGTCCATTAGGTAACTCTCAACAACGGAAAGCTCTTGCTCGCTCAGTGCGCCGTCCCACACGAGGACCTCCATCAGATTGCCGGTGAATTGCTCGTCAGCGAGGCCAGAGGCAAGCGGTGGCTTTGCGGTTCCAATGATGAAGACGTCAGCGTTTCCGCGAAGCCCGACGGCTGCTTCACCGTCGCCATCGGTTCCATTCGTTCGGCTGTTCCAATTCGACCCGTCCGACCAGAGCACCGCAACGAACGGATCCCCGGCTGACACATCCGCCTCGGTGGCAGTGTTGGCGTAAGCATAAGCAGCCGGCGTGCTGGCCTCAACACCTCCCATTAGGGGGACCGGGTTTACCGTGGTGCTTGAGACGCAGATCCCGATCTCCACGTTCATGCTTGCCGTCCCAGTGCCGCAGCAGATGACCGGCGCAGCACCAAAGAAGCTCGCGTTTGAGCTGGTCGGGGTCCAGTCCGAAACAGCGACGGCCACAGTCCATTCCGCCGTATCCGTGAGATCGTCGTGCATGTTGAAGCCCGACGCGGCATTACTCATGCTGGAGTCGTCATCATTTTCAAAGCGAAGAGCCGGTCTGCCAGAGGGGCCTGTTATCAATTCCGGTTGCTCGGCGGCGGTTGACTGGGCGAAGTCTGCGCCGTTGCCGGTCATGTCGGTCCACGACGACACGCCAGAGCCGTTAAGTTCGACGCCAGCATCAGCACGGCACCAGATCATCAGGTGAGTGCTTAGCCGCCGAGGGTCAAATCCCTGGGCGGGATGCTCCGTCTGGACGTCGAGCCTGGGCACTGGCTGCATCTGGCTCGGATGCTTTCGGAAGACCGCCCCCATAGCTACCTGCCGTCGTCAATGTACAGCGTGATCGACATGTCCGTTCCAGCTTCCGCCGCTGGCGTGATTGTCACGAACGGCTGGCCAAAGAACGGGATCGGCGAGGCAAGCAGATCGCTCAAGGTTGCCTCATCGGAATCAAAGGCGAAGTCGGCGGAGTACAACTCCTCCCCGCCGCTAGCTACGTCAGTCTCGTCGTCCTTGTAAACCTTCACGGTTACAGTGTCCGCCGCTCCTGCCGTGTTGTCGGTGATCGTCGCACGAACGCCGAGAAGGCGACCGCCAGCAACGGCAGCACCTCCGTCCTCAGTCACTCCAGCAGTGGCGCTCTCGCTCACCGCCTGATCGGCAAAGCTGAGCGTGTCAGCATTGAAAAGGCCCATGGTTGCTCCCGGATGCGGATTAGGTCAGCGCCACAGTGCCAGACAACAGCGAACCGTCGCTATATCTGACACGAACGGAAAGCGTGTTCCCGCTCTCGTCGAGATGGAAGACGATCTCGTTATTGTCGATCTCGGCGTCTGTCGGGGCTGCGGACTGCGCCCGGACAAAGACTTCCTGGCTGTCATTCACCTTTACGCCGTGGTGAATTGTTTTCGTTCCTTTGGCCATCACTCGCTCCTTGTTAGAGCGCCCCCGTTAGGGGACGAATGATGGAGGGTCTATTACTTGTTAGACCCTCCTCGGATATAGAATCGTCGTTTGCCCTCTGTCACAGACAGGGCAGATGCTTTAGCCTCCTCGCGGGCCTTTGACGGCTTGACGCCGTGATCTACTAGCCGCTTAGTAAAGCGGTCCATAGCCTCCCTGGTGCCTGGCTTCTCGCCGCTCACATCGACACCTGGGGAGATTGCTTGGAGGACTTTCTGATCGTCTTCTTTGTGGGCTGGCCAACCATGGCAGCCAGCCGCTTGGAGGCTGTGTCAAGGCGGGCAGCAAGGACCTGATTGTGAGGGGCGCTCGCCACGTTGGACTCCAGCCGGTCCACCCGGTTTGACTGCTTCTCGACCTCCAGCCGTTTGACGTTGTCGTTAATGTTCGGGACGATGCCAGAGCTGACGAGGTGCCGAAGAAATCCCCGGTAGGGCTCGCCGCCCTCCTTCCAAAAGGCGCGGCCAGCAATGACCTCTACGCCCTCGTGCATGTCCACAAAGACCTTGCCCTTGCCCGCCTTCGGGATCTCCTGGGTGTAGAACCGGAAGTCACCGAGGCGCTCGTCGTTCGGTCGAATAACGCTCCAGCCGCGCCGAGTCGCCTGAGCCACAGCGAGATCCGTTCCCTTGTTGTCGGTGACGCCACCGACGCCGGGATCCAACTTCAGCTTGCCGAGCTGCGGAAACCATTCGCCAGCGTCGGCGTCGAACTGCCACCGATGCGGGTGGTGCATGTAGTAAAAGTTCGCCGCGCTCTTGGCTCTTGCCGACAGCTTCGGGCTATCTGGGCTGCTTTGGCTGGTGGTTCGTTTGCCGACAATCGCTGACATCTAGCTCTCCAGTCTTGCCTTATTGATCCCGCCCGCGCTGGTCACTGTGACCACTGCTTGCGCTCCCTTGCTGCCCGCCCTCGCCGCCTTGCCGGCAGTGTGGAAGCTAAGCTTCCAGCCGTCGGGGATGACTTCGGCGCACACGTGAGACTGATCAAGCCCGAAGCGGCCCCGAGCGAGCGAAACCGCCCGCCCGAGGCTCTCGGCATCGGCTTTGTCTAAAGCCAGATAGGCGTGAACAGCCAATTACCTGTCCGTGATGATCGACACTCCGCGAGCGTCTTCACCAATAGAAACAGCGTTAAAGGCGTGCGCGACGACCCGAGACAGACCAGGGTCTGCGGTTCGAGCAAATTCGGCGTACACGGGCGATCCCGCCGGAACGGCTGCGGCAATGCTGCCAGGCATCGACATCCGCGCGGATGCTTCAGCGTAAGCAACGCCACCGATCCCGAACATCCCGCCAGCGGAGTCAGCGCCCGCGTTGGCAGTTACGACTGAATCACTTGCCCAGATATCAACGCCAAGCAGGCTTCCCTTGAATCCTGGGCCCTTGGCCTGGATCTGGTCCTGGGTGCTTGCAAGGAACTGAATCGCGCCACCTTCCGACCGGAGCGAGCTTTGGAGGTCGGTGTACTGGACGGTGTGCAACACACAAGCCAGGGGAGTCGGAACCACCGCCTGCTCAAGCGTGAAGATCGCGTCATAAAGATCATCGACGGTAAGATCCGCGCCGGTCGTGCCGACAGTGCTGGTGAAGTCGTCAATGACTCCGCAGACCTGATCGGTGAATCGCAACACGTAAGCGTCAGCAGCCGCCTGGGCCAGTCGATTGAGATCGAGCGTGGAGGCGTTTCCGGTAATCATCAGCTTGTCGCTCATGGAGTAGCTGATGATCTGCTGGGCGATGCTGAGACTAAGCGCAGTGTCGCCAATTGCTGTGTTGTCGGTTGCCGTCGTTTCATCGACCGAGGCCGCCGTCATCGGATCGTCAAAGCTGATCTGAGTTGTCGTCAGCGTGTCAGATCCAGATCCGCCGACGTCGCCAAGACGCAAGCAGACAGATCTCAGATCCGTCATGTCGACAAGGTTGGACCAGAGGAGGGTATTCAGGACTTCAGCGGCGCGGAGGTTGTCTCCTTGGCCGGTGAAAGTTGTTTCGTTTGCCACGGTGGGCTCCTAAGAGAATGAGTTGTTAGTTCAGCCTCTGCCCTTATCGCCCGTCAATGGCCGGCGGCGCCGTGGCATCGGTGCGTCCCTGCTTCGCCCGTTACGGTCGGCGGCACCTGTCGCAGGTCAGCGGTTCAAGGCTACAGATCAGCCCGCCCAGCTGTCAACTGCTACCGTTCCAGGGATTGCCGTTAACGCTGGCAACGATGCTTTCCCTGTTCGCTCGGAAGTCCGACAAGCTCATATTTGCGATGCTGCCGGGGACGTAGTCAGGCGGCGGCGGCGGTGTTGTCTGCGCCCCGTTGTTCGTCGTCGGTGCTGGGGCTGGCGTGTGCGGATGAGCAGCCGCCGGGGCCGGCTCGGCATGAGCAGGGGCTGCCGGCTCGGCCTGGGTCGGTGGCGACAGGAAGGGCCGCAGCACCTCAGGCTTGGCCGTGACCTGGCCCTCCCACCAATCGCCCCAGGCTGTCGCGCTGTCGCCGGCCTGAGCTTTGTGCTGCTGGTGCTGAAAGATCATGTAATCCCGAACGCCTGAATCTTTAACGCCCGCCTCCATCATCGCCATGTGGGCAGAGTTGGTGCGGTTCGCAGAATCCAGGGCAGAGCGGGCCTGGCCCAGCTCAGACCGCAGCCCGTCCAGCACGCCGGCCTGGGCCTCGTGGGCTTGCATCCCCGCCTCGAGCTGGGCGACCTTCGCCCGCAGCTCGGCGCCTTGAGCTTCTAGCGCCTTGCGCTTCTCGATTTCCTTGTTCAGTCGCTCTTCTGGGATCATGCCGTCGGTCATCGATTCTCCTATATCGCTCTCGGAAACTGTGCCTGTTCTGCTCGGACTCGCTGGAGCCATCCCGTCGCCTCATCCCTGGTCCAGCCCGGGTTCTCAGCCAAGACCACATCAACAAGGCTTCTCGTCCCCAGCTCGATCCCGGCGCGGGCCTCTTCGATCCGGCTCTTGCGCTCCTCGGCGGTCAGGCTGATCTGAGCATAGCGCAGGTTCCACTCCGCCTCTGGCAGGCTGGATCCCGTGTGTCGGTTCGTCAGCGCCGCAGCCAGCGCGAGCACCTGACGATCTCCAGCTTCCATCTGCGGCAAGAGCGCCCGCTGTCGCTCGCGCACCACCTCGCGCTTTAGGGCGATGGCATAGCCCGACTGGGCCGCGCCGCTTGCCTGAAGGTCAGATGGCGCAATGCCGGCGGACAGCAGCGCCCGCTGCTCATAGCTGTCAATCGCCAGCTGGAGGCCAGACGGGTCCGAGCCGGCTGCCCATTGGAGCGCCTGAACTGGGCCGGGTCCGTCGCTGTCAATCATCAGCATCGTCGTTGGATCTGCCGGCACCTCCGAGCGGCTGCCCTTGGAGCTGCCACGGGTCGCCGCTCCTCGCATGATCCCGTTCGCCATGCCTCTGATCGGGTGGCTGGCGTCTCTGACGCAATAGCCCCAGAAGGTCCAGAACACAGCA